AAATGAAGACGCCTAGCGGATACGTGGTAGAGATCGACGGTAAAGAATACTTCGGCGAAACTAAGGTAGCTTTGAAACAGCTCTTAAAGGAACATGGACACCCTCAAATACGTATTAACAAAGCTGTTAAACTAGACAACAAGACTAAGCCTACTCCTTTCAATCCGGGGAGTAGACCGCAGATAGCTGAGAGATTGAAAACGCTCGGATGGAAACCAAAGCTGTTCACGCCTAACGGTAAACCTAAGATCGATGAAGCCGTGTTAAAAAGTATCAAACATCCGTCGGCTGATCTGTTGCTTGAGTATCTGATTGTAACCAAACGCCTCGGTATGTTAGCTGACGGTGACAACGCGTGGCTCAAGAGCGTTAAACTCGGTCGCATACACGGCAAGGTAAACACCAACGGTGCGGTCACAGGACGCTGTACACACAGCTATCCTAACGTCGCTCAAGTCCCCGCTGTACGCGCTCCTTACGGCAAGGAATGTCGAGAGCTATTCACGGCGGGTATCGGATACAAGCTTGTCGGTTGCGATGCCAGCGGTTTGGAACTGCGTATGCTTGCTCACTACCTCGGTAACTTCGACGGCGGACAGTACGCCAAGGAACTACTGACAGGTGACATCCATACGATGAACCAAAAGGCGGCGGGACTAGAGACACGCGACCAAGCTAAGACGTTTATCTACGCATTCTTATACGGTGCAGGTGACGCTAAGATCGGTGAGATCGTTGGCGGTAGTGGACGCGAAGGTAAGCTGTTAAAGGCGCGGTTCCTAGCGTCGCTTCCTGCGCTAAACAAACTGCGGGTAGCTGTTGAAGAACGCGTTAGACGCGGCGGGTTTCTAAACGGTTTAGACGGACGCATCCTTCCGATACGATCCGAACACTCCGCGTTAAACACGCTGTTACAAAGCGCCGGAGCCGTGGTGATGAAGCAAGCGTTGATCCTGTTACACACCAAACTGACGAACCTCGGTTGGCAACACGGCAGGGAATACGCATTCGTGGCGAACATACACGACGAGTTCCAAGCGGAGGTAGCGCCGGATAAAGCGGAGACCTACGGTAAGCTCGCGGTTGAAGCGATACGAGCGGCAGGGACGGCATTAAATATGCGATGTCCATTAGACGGCGAGTACAAAGTCGGAGACAACTGGGCGGAAACTCACTAATGCCGTATGAAGCGTTGCAAAAAGTGTGAGGAGTTTCTTCCTTTAAGCGATTTCTCAAAAAGCTCTGCTAATAAAGACGGGAAACAGCAAGAATGTAAACGATGCCGCTCTGAGATTAAAAAACAATGGCGGAAAGACAATCCAGAACTTTGGAAAGCACGAGAACGTAACCGCTTCCTTAGACATAAATACGGAATAGATACAGAACGTTATAATAAGATGTTAGAAGAACAAGGTAATACCTGCGCTATATGCGGTTGTACTGTAGAAGATAACCGAGTTCACGGCTCGTACTTTGCAGTCGATCACTGTCACCGTACCAATAAAGTGAGGGGCTTATTATGTCGTGCGTGTAACGCAGGAATAGGTAACCTTAATGACGATCCTGCTTTGCTTCGAACAGCTATTAACTATCTAGTTAAACATGACGGCGAAACTCACTAATGCCGTATGAAGCGTTGCCCGAAGTGCGAGAAGACTCTCCCGCGTTCTGACTTTTATACATGCAAGAAATCTAAAACGGGTCTTCAATCTCATTGCAAACCGTGCATGAGTAAGAGGAAGCGCGACTACCATAAGAACAACTTGCGAGAACGTTACAACCTAACGCCTGAAGACTACGAGAACATGGCGTTCGATCAAGACTACAAGTGCGCGATCTGTAACGAACCTCCCGCCAATACCGAAAGAAGATTAGCCGTCGATCACTGTCATGATACAGGACACGTGCGCGGTTTACTCTGCCTTACATGCAACTCAGGAATCGGCAAGTTAAAGGACGATCCCGAACTCGTCCTCGCCGCATACAACTACCTAATCAAACATAAAGCAATTCAACAACACAAGGAAAACGAATGAAGAAAACATTACTCATAGACGGCGACGTACTCGCCTATCAATCGGCGTTCATCGCCCAAGCAAACATACAATGGGAGGGCGAGTTATGGACGACACACTCCGATCTAGCTCTCGCTAAGAACTGGGTCATCGAACGACTAGAGATGTTCAAAGAGAAGACGGGAGCTGACGCTTTTGTCATCGCTATATCAGACAAGAACAACTTCCGTCGTAAGCTTAACCCGCTATACAAAGCCAACCGCCGATCGAAGTTCGCACCTATAGGTCTTAGTCCTATGCGTGATTGGATGGCGGAAGAATACGGAACCGTGATCTATCCGAACCTCGAAGCGGACGACACCATCGCGATCATGGCGACGGACTTAACGCCCGATGAAGAACGGATCATCGTGTCCATTGATAAAGACTTCAAGTCCGTACCGTGTACGTTCTACGACTTTAACCGCGATGAGATACACGATGTATCGGTTGAAGACGCGAATAAATATCACCTCATGCAGACGATGGCTGGCGATCCTGTCGATGGATACAAAGGCATACCCGGTGTGGGCGGCGTTAAAGCGATGCGGTTACTCGATAAGAACGGAGCGAATTGGGACACCGTTCTCAAAGCTTACAGCGACGCACAACTCACTGAAGAAGAGGCACTTACGAATGCGTGGATGGCGTATTTGATACAGCACAAAGAGTTCGATCCTGTGAACCAACAGCTCAAATACCTATGGATGCCCGACGATTTCTCCAACGAACAGAAGGCGAAATATAGTCATATCATTCAACAAGTTACGGGAAAATTAGACGAAGATTTAGCTCGACCTAAACCGTTTGATCCGTTAGGGGGACTATAAGTGGATTACCCTATTGAAAGAAAATTACCCGATTTGAGCAAGGATTTAATCGACGCTTTAAACGAGCGCTTCCCCTCTCGCTGTCCCGAATTGACGGACACGGAGCGCGAAATCTGGATCAAAGTCGGACAACGAAAAGTCGTAGAGTTTCTCGAAGATGTTTACGACGAACAACATACAACACTCATTTCAACGAAAGACTAATCATGTGCTTCGGCGGATCAACACCACCACCTCCTCCACCCCCGCCTCCACCGCCTCCTCCAACGGCGACAGCGGCGGTTGTGAAACCCGCAAGTAAACGCGGTGGATCGTCTTCTTCACGGAAGCGTCGAGGAACTGCACAGTTAACGCGTCCATCGATGGGCGGTTCTTATTCGGGAAGCGGTGTCAATTTACCTAAGTAACTAATAAAGAAAGAATAATAATGTTAAAATCACTCCAGAAGATCACTCTCCTAAACGCGGTTTCCGCCACAGGAGCGGGCTCATCCTTCAGCGTTGAACGTTCGAAAGGCTGGACATTCGTCGTCTCATCAAGCTCAGTGACGAGCGGTGCGACTGTGGATGTTGAAGCGTATATCGGCGGCGGCTGGCGGGTTATTCACCGCGAAACTGTAACCGCCGACGGGGACGTACCGATACGCGATGACCACGGACACTACGAAAAGCTACGCGGGAATGTATCCGCTAGAACTGACGGCACTTACTCCGTGTTCATCACAGGTACAACTGACTCTCTATAATGTCTATTGGCTTTCCTTCGGCGACGTCCGCGCCTAGCGGTATAACCGCGTTACCATCGGGCTTAAAGCGTCCTGCGTTTGGAACGCTTTATGGGTTCGATGCAAGCGGCGGGGGCGGTGGTGGCGGCGGTGCGTTTGCAAACGCCTTTTCTTGCGATTTCGATGGATCAAATGATCAAATGCGTACAGGAAATACAGGCATTGATCCGACCACAACTAATGCGTACACCATTGCTTGTTGGGTTAATTATGATGCTTTTACTAGTTTGAGCGGCCCTTGGTCTCTAATGACAAAGTATAATTCAGACGGGTCACATAATGCGGGTTTCTCTAGCTTTTCTCCGAGTTATATCCGCACAAACAATGCAAGCAACACAGAGTTTTATCATAACGGAGCTTCTTCGGTAAAGGTAGTCACACTTACCACCACTCTTAGCACGGGTGTATGGTATCACTTCTTACAATGTTGGGATGGTTCGACAATGAAGGTTTACTTCAACGGTTCGCTTGTTGGCTCGCAAAGCGTTTCAGATGTTAAAACACATTCACCGTACAATTTATTTGTAGGTCTTGGTCGAGGAGGAAATGGAAGCAGATTGAACGGAAAAGTTGACGAAGTTTCTTTTTGGACAAGCGATCAATCTTCCAATATTGCAAGCATTTATGGCGACGGATCAGGCGCTCCCGATCTTTCGGGTTTAAGTCCAATCGGTTGGTGGCGGATGGGAGACACAGGCACAGATGGAGCGGCAGGGGCAGGTGCAAGTGTAAGTACTATCACAGATGCAGGTTCAGGCGGAAACAACCTCGTGCAATCAACCGCAAGCGCGCAACCATTTTTAAGCTCATCAGTACCATCGTGAAATACAGATTATACGCATCTCAATCGGGTTGGACATCAAGGAACAATTCCTTGCAGTCACATTTGGGTATTCCTGACGGCAAAGGAACAACTAATTATGCAGAAATCCAACAGGTTAGTAATTCTGAAAACTCAGATTATGGGAAGTACATCATGCCTGTTTGCGAGGACGGTACTTGGAAATGCGACGATCAGTTTAACTCAAGCGATCTAGTAAATTACGATCCAACATGGAATGTACCATCTGAATAATTATGCAATACGAAACGGCTCAAAGTCTTTACACGCAGTTGGAGAACCAACGGTGGACGTTTCTTGACCGTGCCAGAACGTCGTCAGAACTGACCATACCATACGTTCTACCACCGGAAGGACACGGATCACACACGAAGTATTACACGCCGTACCAAGGCATCGGAGCTAGAGGCGTCAACAACCTCGCTTCCAAACTCTTGATGGCGTTGCTTCCACCGAACGCTCCCTTCTTCCGCCTCGCTATCGATCGCTACGAGCTTGAGAAAGCCAAAGCCGAGATGGGCGAGGAACAAGGCGAACAACTTCGTACCGACTTAGAGAAAGCTTTAAGCGAAGTAGAACGCGCAGTTTCACAAGAGGTTGAAGTAGAGGCATTTAGAGTCGGCGTTTTCGAAGCCTTAAAGAATCTTTTAATCACGGGAAATACGCTACTCTATCTCCCCGACGACGGCGGTATGCGCGTGTTCCGTCCTGACCGTTACGTAGTTAAGCGTGATGCGATGGGGAACGTCACACATATCGCCGTCAAGGAGACCGTTGCTCCGTTCATGCTTCCCGAAGAAGTTCGACAGGAAGTTTATAAGGAGTCGAAAGAGAACCAATGCGATTTGTATACGTCCATAGTACGCGAAGGAAACAAGTTCGTCGTACAACAGGACGTCAAAGGCATCGTCATCGAAGAGTCGAAAGGATCGTATTCCGTCGACAAGTCGCCTTGGTTACCTTTACGCTATACACGTATTGACGGTGAAGACTACGGCAGAGGCTTTGTCGAAGAGTACATCGGCGATCTTAAATCGCTTGAGTCGCTGACAAAGGCGATCGTTGAAGGCAGTGCCGCCGCCGCTAAAGTTCTCTTCATGGTCAATCCAAACGGCACGACCAGAGCGAAGACTTTAGCCGACGCTCCAAACGGAGCTATCGTTCAAGGTTCCGACGGAGACGTGTCTGTCTTACAGCTTAATAAGTTCAACGACTTTCGCGTCGCCCAAACGGTCATGGCGCAGATTCAAGATCGTTTAAGCCACGCATTCCTTTTAAACAGTTCCGTCGTCCGAGACGCCGAGCGAGTCACCGCGGAAGAAATCCGCATGTTATCACAGGAACTCGAAGCCGCTCTAGGCGGACTGTATTCTATTCTTAGTCAGGAGTTCCAACTCCCGCTTGTGTCGCGTCTTATGGATCGCATGGGCAAGTCGGATCGCCTACCTAAACTTCCGAAAGACATCGTCAAACCTACGATCGTAACAGGCGTTGAAGCGCTTGGTCGTGGTAACGATCTTAACCGTTTGGATATGTTCCTCGCCGGAGCGAACCAAGTGGTCGGGCCTGAAGCGGTCGCTCAATACGTCAATGTAGGAGACTACTTCAAACGACGTGCAACCGCGTTGGGAATCGAGACCGATGGATTGATTAAGTCCGACGAAGAAATACAAGCGGCGATGCAACAGGCACAACAGCAAGAGATGATGATGAAGCTAGGCGCACCCGCCGTCGGCCCCGCGATAAACGCGATGGCTAACAACCAACAACAACAACCAAGTGAACAATAAACGATATGGCAGATTACCAAAAAGTAGAAATAAACGAACCAGCTCCTAACGAGATTGAACCCGATCAACAGCAAGCAACGGAGGTTGAAGAACCTCAAGCACAGCAAGAACGCCCAGAATGGTTACCAGAGAAGTTTGATTCAGCGGAAGCAATGGCAAAAGCCTACGGCGAACTCGAATCAAAAATGGGAGCAGGGGCTAACGAAGAACAAACAGAAGAACAACCAAAAGCGGAAGAAGTAGACGAACCTACAGCCGCCGCTCAAACTTTAATAGAAGACGCATCCGTCGAGTTCTTCGAGAACGAAGGCAAGCTCAAGGAAGAGACGTATGAAGCGTTAGCAAACGCAGGTCTTAGCCGCGAGTTAGTCGATAACTTTGCGAAAGGACAAGCGGCTCTTCAGGAGATGGAGACGACGCAGATACAGTCCGCCGCTAACGGCGACTACGACGCGATGTCCGAATGGGCAGGTAAGTCGTTGAATGACAACGAGATGAACGCGTTTAACGAGGTCGTTAACAACGGCACAGTCGATCAAGCAAAGCTCGCTGTAAGCGGTTTGTATGCGCGTTACCAAGCGGAGAACGGCGGTTCCCAACCGAAGCTAGTGACGGGCAAGACGACGGGTACATCAACGATGCCTTTTCAATCGATGCAAGAAGTCAGTCGGGCGATGCAAGACCCTCGATACAAGAGCGGTGACAAGGCGTATCACGCCGACATCGACCGCCGACTAGCGGTATCTAATATTTAACTATGTTCGAACTGTTGACGTTGTTTCTGACAGGCGGTGGAAGTGCCGCAATGGGAAGCGTTTTAAAAGGCGTGTTCGGTATGCTGTCGGATTCACGTCAACAGAAGTTCGAAATCGAGATGGCGCGGGAGACGCGTAATAATGAATATGCAATCCAATTCCAACAGAGTCTTAACAGCGGTGAAGGCGGCGCTTTTACTCGCGCTACTAGGCGGATGCTCGCACTCATCGGAATGGGAACGTTATCCTTCATCACCTGTATCACCGCCATCTACCCAAGCGTTCCCCTCGTTACCCTCTCAAACATTACAGGCGAAGGACGCAACGAGTTCCTATTCGGACTCCTCTCTTTTCAAGCGGCACAAGCCCCTATGGTCGTTACAACAGGACATATCGCACTCTTTCAAGCGACCGTTGTCCTCCCGATGATCGTGGGCTTTTACTTCACACCCGGAGGTCGCCGATAAACACTTTTAGACGAAGC